GAGCTAATGTTGTTTTTAAAGCAACATTAAAGGATGAACCTGTTAAGGAGTCCAAGGCGATTGCGGGCAAAACTCGTGTTTTCACCGGAGCTCCATTCCCATTTGTAATCATAGTGCGTCAGTACTATATGCCTATTATTAAATTTATGCAGGAAAATAGTAATGTTTTTAAAATTGCTGTTGGCATAAACGCTAGTAATTGGGAGTGGGACAGGTTTGTGAGGAATCTGAGCAAACATCCAAATTGGCTGGACGGGGATTATAGTGCATTTGACAAAGGAATGTCTCGAATGGAAATTACTATAGCTATTGAGTTTATGATTTCTATGGCAGCAATTTTCGGTAGATACACAGAAAAGGACATTCGTCTTATGCACGCAATAAAGGAAGATATGGTTCAGGCCTTAATAGATTATGATGGAAGTTTAATAACTTTTATGGGGGGTAACCCCTCAGGCAGCCCTTTAACTGTCATCATCAATTGTATAGTAAATGTTATACGGTTTGTCGCAGCATATATTACTCTAGTGAAACGGTATGACTTCTTTAAAGAAGTGGAATTGTGCACCTATGGTGATGATGTGGTGGCAACTGTTTCTGATGAGGTTGGGGATGTATATAATTTTAGAACAATTTCCGAGGTCTTTAAAAGCTGGAATATTGCCTTTACAGACGCATCTAAATCAGATGTTGTGCAAAATTTTAATGTAAAGGAAGATATACAATTCTTGAAAAGGAAATTCCGCTTCGACCCAGATTTAAATAGATATATGGCTCCTTTAGACGAGGAATCAATCTATAAATCTATGTATATTTGGAATCGTAGTAAAAGTATATCTAAAGAAGATCAATTAGCTCAGATCCTCGAGAGTGCTCATAGAGAATTTTTCCAGTACGGAAGAGATCTGTTTGAGAGCAAACGAGGGTTTATAGAAAGCTTGTACGCGCGGTTCTCAAACAAGCAGCTTCCTACATATGATGAGTACCTCAAAGCTTACCAAGAGCAAGAGGCAAATTACTCTTCATATGAGTATTAAGCTTTGATTATCCTAAGTATGATATAAAACTGCTCGGCGAGCTACGCTTAGTGCCGCTCTGGGTGGAGCGATTTGGACATCTTGTCCCTGCCCACTCTTATAGGTCTAATTCAATCTATAAGTTTTATTTCGAATTTCTGCAACTAATACCACGGCGAGCAATGTAGGCTCGCCCAACGGTGATAGTCAGGCCGAGACTCTGACTACGGGTGGAGCGAACTCCACATTACCTTCCACGACAGCAGACCAATCTCCAACGGTAGAGAGTGGTGAGGAGGGTACTGAGACCAATCTGTTTTACTCTGATTCAAACGCAGGTACAAAGATTATGTATAATCCAATAAGTGATAACAGTTTCTATGATGGTTATAAGCCAAGCGTTGAATTAGAGTCCTTCTTTTCTCGACCCGTCACCATAGCGAATATTACATGGACTGAAAGTAGTGCCTTAACTGATGGATTCAATCCGTGGACATTGTACTTTAGCGATACTAGAGTAAAGAAGAAACTTGACAATTTTGCATATTTATCATGCAACCTCCATCTCAAATTCATGGTAAATGCATCACCATTTTATTATGGTATGGCTATTGCAGCTTACCAACCGAAAAAGGATTTCAATGGTTGCAGAATATACACCGCATCTGCAAATAGGCAAGCGATGTTTGTTCCGCTATCGCAGAGACCACATGTATATATGTATCCTCAAAATTGTCAAGGGGGTGAGATGGTCTTGCCATATATTAATCAAAAGAATTGGATTAGAATTAATTCAACTGCTGATTTTGACAATATGGGCGAGATGGTCGTCACGGAACTTGTTCAGCTAGCGAATGCCAACGGTGTTACAGGAAAGAGTGTAAACATCACGGTCTTTGCATGGGCAGAAGATGTAAGGTTAGCTGGACTCACTAACAATTTAGCTTTACAATCCGACGAATACGAGGGACCAATTTCAGGTCCTGCCTCATCGGTGGCTAAATTCTCAAAGAGTCTGTCTGGAGTCCCAATAATAGGGAAGTTTGCAACAGCTACCTCGATTGGTGCGAATGCAGTCGCCAGTATTGCGCGCTTGTTTGGCTTCACAAATGTGCCAACTTTAGCGTCTCAGCATCCTGTCAGAAACGACCCATTTTTCAATATATCAAGTTCAGACTTGTCCGCTCCAATGGACAAATTGACACTTGATGCGAAAAATGAGCTTACCATTGATCCTAGGGTCATTGGTTTGTCCCCAAGGGATGAACTGACAATTTCCAATATTGCAACTAGAGAATCATTTTATTATACCTTTAATTGGTTTCAAACCAACACTTACAATGATCTACTCTATAACATGAGGATCACACCCTCTTTATACAGGTCAGCGTTCGATAATGGTGCAACCAAATATTATTTGACTCCTCAACATATGTTGGCAGAAATGTTTTACTATTGGAGGGGGGATATAATTGTGCGATTCAAGGTTATAGCAACACGATACCATAAAGGTAGGTTGCGTATTTCATGGGATCCAGATGCTGATATTTACTCCGCGCCTGATACCATGAATGTCGTATTTACGAAAATTGTGGATATTGCTGATGAACAGGATTTCGAGATTCGGATTCCATACCAGCAGTCCGCCGCCTTTTGCAAAACAGACGCGCAGCCTGGAAATAATGCCAACACCGGAACTGCTGCACTTGGGCACAATATAAACTCCGACAACGGTATCCTCACAGTTAGAGTATACAATACACTAACTATTCCAGAAACTGATGATACCATACAGATCGCAGTTTTTGTGCGAGGTGCTGAAAATCTTGAGTTCGCAGCTCCCAAAAATATTGACCGGACGTGGACAACGTTCGAACCCCAAGCAGAACAGCTTGACTACCCTGATGTCTGCATGAACACAACTGAAATTTACCCATCCTCTGAACCAGATAATTTATATTTGGTTTATATGGGAGAAGTGGTGAAATCATTACGTCCCCTTTTGAGGCGTTCATGTTATGTTTATTCAGCAATTGGGG